CTCTGATCACATATGGGGATGATAATATTGGAACAGTCTCAGCAGAGTGTACATTGTTTAACATAGTTTCTATACACGAATTTTTGAAGGAACATGGACAGCAGTACACAATGCCGGACAAAGATTCGGAACTCATTCCATTTATTCCCGTTGAAGATGTTGTATTTTCGCAGCGATTTACGGTAGTTCAACCTGACGGCACAGAAGTAGGAGCCTTATCAGAGAGATCTATTTTTAAAAGATTGCATTGTATATTACATAAATCTGGGAATGGAATGTCTGTCAATGAAAGTTGTGCAGAAAATATTGATACGTCCTTGTGTGATTTCTTTTTCCACGGAAAAGAATTATATGAGAGACGTCGTAGCGAGTTGCAAATTGTAGCTCGTGAAGCTGAAATTGACCACATGTGCAGGAACTTAGATAAATCTTATGAAGATTGGTTTGTCTGGTGGTTCCTTAAATATGGCAATCAAGGCGTTAGTGACAGCAAGTTAAAGTCCTTAAAACTTCCCCCGCGGAATCAGTGGGGGACCGGAGTGCAGTTAAATGATTCTATTAACGTATGGATACCGGACGAGTACGAGGTTGGTTTACACCCCGAACGCGATCCAGGCTTCGTTGATGAACAGGATTCTTAGGAGATTAGTATTTACTAAAGGTGCCTGGCCGGAAAACGTAAATAATATCTAGTGAATGACGTTTGACCTAGATTTATATTTTGACGTCACCAAAAGTTTAAGTACACAAAATAAGACTGCAAGTCCCGTGGATTCGGGCGATTATAAAATGCAAAGTTCGTTGGAGAACATTTCAGATTTTTACCATTTTCCAGATGGAATTAAGAGAGATATTCAACATTTGCAAGTTATAACTAATAATATGGAAGGAAATGTGCTATCTACATCATTTTTGTCTATGACTGAAAAGGACGAAATATGTAGAATGATGGATATGGTTGATAGTCTTTTATCTTTGATTCGCGTACGCGTGAATCATATAGACGACTTAACACCATTTAAAGTACAATCTGGACAAGAACTCAATAGTAACAAGGGTTCGAATATAGAGTATCCTTTGAATGTTCA